AACTTATGAAAGATGAAGGAGTAGTACACGAACCTGATGTAATGAAACCAGACTACACTACGGTCTTTTCATTTCCTACAATGTCTCCAAAAGGTGCTACTGTACGGAAAGATGTATCAGCTATTGAACAGTTGGAGTTATGGAAAATATATGCACAACATTGGTGTGAACACAAACCATCTATAACTGTTACAGTGAAAGAAGATGAATGGATGGATGTAGGTGCATGGGTGTATGAAAACTTTGATATAATATCTGGTATATCTTTTCTACCATATGATGATCATACATATCAACAAGCACCTTATCAGGATTGTACGAAAGCAGAGTATTCATCTGCATTGTTAAAAACACCGAAAAGAATTGACTTCAGTAAGTTATCTATATATGAAAAAGAAGATACTACAACAGGGAGTCGAGAGTTAGCATGTACATCTGATGCGTGTGAGATTGTCGATATTGGAGAAGTTGCATGATAGAGTTAGAAATTTCTGGTGATCAATTTATTAGAGCCAGAAAGAAAGCTATCGACATGGGTACGATAGCAAACTCAATTACTAATGGTGGGGGGAACTTAGCAGGATTTATTGGTGAGATACTTGTTACAGATTATATAAATGCAAAAGAACAGAATACATATGATTATGATATTATTGATGCAACAGGTAACAAGATAGATGTTAAAACAAAACGTTGCAACTCTGAACCAAAACCTCACTATGACTGTAGTATTGCGGCACATGGCACAAAACAGAAATGTGATATGTATGTGTTTGTACGTGTATTAAATAATTTTTCTAAAGGCTGGATACTTGGTAAGATAACTAAAGATGATTATTTTAGTAAAGCTAAGTATCATAAGAAAGGTGATCTAGATGATGACAATAAGTTTAGGTATAAGACTAATTGTTACAATGTTAAAATATCTGATTTGGATACACTGTATGGCTCAAAATAAATTAGCAGAATTATTTTCTTTTAAAGCATATCTAAACCAAGACGGTAAAGTAGATATACGAATGGAATCTGTAAACCCAGAAGAATTGATTAGGGTTATGGAAAGAGGTCTTCCAGATTATGAAGGCACATTTAAACTAGCATCTCTTGTTCGTTACTTAAAAACAACAGGCGATGAGATGTTGAACAAATCAACTATATATACACATTGAGGTAATCATGGCAGAAGAAGAAAAAGGAATGACGTTTGAAGATATAAAACTTATGATTGTAGGTGATAAAGATAAAGTAACCCTACTAAATTTGTTTCAGGGTATTATAAACGAAAATTCTCGATTAAAACTTGAAGTTGAAGAGCTAAAAAAGGCTAAATCAACAGAATCAAGTTCTTAGAGACACCCGTGGGGTAGAATGATTTCTCTGGTATAAACATACTAGAGCCTATCGTTCTACCCCTCTAAGGGTCTTTATACGAAGACGTTTTTTAGTAACGTCTACTTTTTTTTGCCATAATGGGCTTTACCACCATGTTTCATTCCCATAGCGGCCATATTCTTATTCATCTTATCTTTTCTCATTCCCATAGCCATAGAATTACCCATTGTATTAGCCATGCCGCCCCCCATCATTTTTTTGGTGCTTCCACCATACATCATAGGTTTACGTACAGATGATTTATTATTGTATATTTTCATTTTCATTTTCTCCTTCTTCTTGAAAATCAGTTTCTACATAAGGTTCATAGAGTGCAACTCTAGCATTTTCCTGAAAAGATAATTGTCTTGTTATGTAAGCAAACATTCTTTGAGGTAAAGTGCTTGCTACAAATGCTATCTCGTTAGGATTTGCTTTTTCTTGCAATATGGTAGTTAGCATGTTTGCTGCAGATGGATCATTCAAAATGAAATCTAACATGTTTAAATCATTATCTCTCATCATTCTAAATCCAGCTTCAACAAGAAGATATTCTTTACTGACCAACCCTCTTGCATAGTTAAAGGCACGTGATATGATGCCTGTGTCTGTATATCCTGTTTCAGGTAAACTTATGTTTGGGGCTTTCATTAAGTTCCCACTATTATCATACATATATCTCAATGTTACGGAATGTCCTGTAACTGCCAACATAGCTTCGTATTGAGCATCTGTCACTCCCAACTCTTTAAATATAGCTCTTGTTGTTGGTTTTTCTAATAAAGCAAAAGCTTCTATAGGGTTTTGCATTACGTTTGCAGTTACAGCATTTCCTCTTGTATCAGTCACAGGTACTTTTGTTATACCCCCTGCTTCTTGTATTTCCTGTATTAACATTCCAGCAAAATACCTTTTAGCTTCTTCAGGCGTTGCTTTTATATTAGGATTGTTTTTCATATGATCAATTACAAAATCTAAATCTTCTTTAAATAATGTAAATCTATTAATATCAGCATCAACGTCATCTATTGTTTCTGGTAAATCTTTTACATAAGAATTTAACAAACCACCTTTTGAGGGATCATAATCCAATATTCTGTAATGTCTATTTCTAGTCTCGGCTGCATCAGTTCTTAATTTAGCTTCCAGTGCATCCCCTTTACTGTCTATTGCATTGTTTATTTTTGTAGCTGCATCATTATACTGTACAGCTAAACTATTATTCTCGTCAAACAAGGTTCTTAGATCTGTTTCTTGTTTATGAATAATATCAAGATTAACAACATGCTTTGTTCCATCTTCAAGAGTAAACGTCAATGCTTCTTGCATTTCTTTAAAATTAAATAAACCTTGTCCGTCACTGCTTGTAAAACTAGAATTTATTGTTCCAGCTTCGCCAACCTTTTTAATTCCTTCAAATTCAATTACTCTAACACCACTAACATCTTTTATCTTTTTTTGAAAAACTCTTGATTCTCTAAACAATTGAAGAACTGCTGCATCGACCATAGCCAATCCTGCTTTCCCTTTTTCAGTTGTATTATCTAAAACTTTTATAGAGTTTTCTTCGATGTCTTTTATAACTTCAGGTGTTAATTCTATATTTCTATTTATTCTTGTAGGATCATTTGGATCAGCATATTCTTTTGGTATTCTTACTTCACCAAATGTATCTATTATGCCCTGTTGATAATCTTTTATTGATTGTGATTTTAAATATGGAGCTACATCTTTTCCAATAGCATCTAAAAAATTTAAACCTACAGCTTTTCTTAAAAGTATATCTTTTTTATCTATGGCATCATCATTATGTTTGTAATGATTAAATTGTCCTAATAAAGTTCCTTTGCCCTTAGATTTACCAACGTCTACTCTCCATTCAAGGCGAGAATATTGTAGCTCTTTACCACCTTCAGAACCCTCTAAGGCTTTGTTCAAATTTCTAGCTATATTTAAATATTTTTGTCCATTACTTACCTTTAAACTATCATTAGATTTTTCACCTATTGCTACAAGTTCTCTTCCTTTTTCTCTAAGGTTTCTGTAAAGTACATCAGCATCTAGCACAGGAAATGTAACCTCTGCTACATCAATCGTAGATCCATCTGGTAAGATTGGATTACTTTTTAAATACTCATAATAATGAACTGCTCCAACATTATCAGCATCATCTATATCAAATGCAGTTCTAACAAGACCACTTGCTTGATCTTTAAAATTTTGTAACTTTGCCGCAGCTTTTGCTTGCCTATCATCAGGCATTAAATTTTCAGGAATAAGTTTCATGTAAGTTTTAAGTAACGCATTTTCTGCATTTTTATTTAATAAAGTAACAAACTCTTTACCTGCAGCAGATTGACTAAATGCTCCATCTGGAATAAAACTTCTTAAAAGGTTATCAAATGTTACACCATTTTCAAAAGAACTTCCTTTATTTATATCTATTAATTGATTATATATAGTAGACATTTCTATTTCAGGATATTCATTTAAGGGATTATATAATATATTTCCTCTAGTTGTGTTGTATTCATTAACAATAGCAAAATAATTTTTAGCTGTTTGTCGTATACCTTCACCTGTTGCCACTCGTAATTTATAAGTTTTCATAGTTTTATCTACGTTACTTAACATATCAGCAGCAGCGTTTTTTAAAGTAGTAATTTCTTGTGCTGTACGTCTAGACATTTCTTCAAAACTTAGTGTAGGTTTTAGATCAAACGTTCCTAATAATTTTTGTGCTTCAAAAAAGTTTGAAGCGGCATTTGCAATTTCTTCTTCAGAACCTAGATTAATAACATCTTTGTCTCTAAAAAAAGAAGCCTTCAAAGCTCTTAATGTTGCTTTATTATCAATTCTAAGATCTTCAACTTGCTTTGTTAATCCAGTGTTTATATTTTTAATTAACCGTATAACATCTGTATATTTTTGTCTTTGTTCTGGAGTTAATGCCCTGTTTGTTTTTGTAAACTGAGCTTGTATTTCTTGTAATATTGTGCTGTGTGCAAACAATCTATTGTTAGCTCTATTTCCATTCGCTACACTTTCTAAAAATCTATCAGAAACTTTAATTATATCTCTTGTGTTTAGATGTGTTTGTATTTTTAAACCTAAAGCTTGAAAGGCAAGAATGTTAGATGTCTCTGCAAATGATAGCTGTAAAGACTCTATTAGTTCTTGTGTTTCAGTTGTGTCAGGAAATATTGCTTTAATTGATTCAATTTCTTGATTCATTCTTACTCTATTTTTTTCAGCTTGTACTTGTGACTCTGGAGATAACCTACTAAAAATTTGTTTCATGGATGCAAAACTTTTATATTCATCAGGGGTTATATCTCTTTTAGGTAATCCGGGGCCGTCACTTATTTTTAATGTTCTTAAATCTTGATCTAACAGTTTAGGTATAGTCAACCCACCTAAAGTAAATTTAGTTGTCATTGTGTCAATCATGTCTTTTGTCATAAAGTTTACATCGTGAACAATGTCCAACCTATTAGCAAGATTACCTACTTTATTTGTAATCCATTGTGTTGCCCCTACTGCTGCCCCTAAATAAGCTAATGAAGAAACTACTTGTGTATTCGCTATTTGATTAGGATCATCACTTTCCATAAAAGAGTGAACAAGTCCTTGAATTACACTGGGATATGCTTCGTCATACCCTAGTTTTGCAAGATATTGATTAGGCACTATTAACAATTGATTAGGGTCAATCTTATTGTTTGCAACCATTGCCATCGTATATTTATTTTCAGCCCTTTCTAATATTCTTTCTGCTGCACTTATTTGTAATTTATTTCCAGTTTTTTGTGTCTCTGCATATTTAATTCGTGCTTTATTTCTTGCTTCTACGATAGCAGGGTTTATTCTTTTTTCTTGATTTAAATTACTAAAGAACCCTATTTCACCTTTAAGTTTTAACCTTTGTGTGTTAAAATATTTAAAAGGATTAATTTTAGATGTTGGACTATTACCATATTTAAGCTGTATAAAATCTTCCATATCTTGATAGACACTTCCAGCCTGAAACTTTTCTTTTTCCATTCTTCTAAAAAACTGTACAGGGGATTCATTAAGTTTCATAGCTCTAAAGGGAAGTTTCGCTGTTCGTGATAGATATGTAGCTATGATGTTAGTTCCCCAGTTTGTTGCACCATAACTGCCAATCTGGTATAAAAAATTTTGATCATTAAAGGCAAAACCAAACAATTGAAAAGCATGTTCAGGATCTACACTTAATTTATACTTTTCAGAAGCAGGTAACTTATCATATGCACCTTCACCATTTTCTTGATTATACTTTTCAATTATAAATCTGTTTAATCTTTCTTGAGCATCTGCAACCCATGACGGAGAATTGTCCATCCATTTTTTATATTCGGCTGTTCTTTCTCCTGCATTTTGTCTAAGAAATTGTAACGGAGAATCTGTTTCTCCCATCGTATATTTAGTTAGAGATTTAATTAAATCTCTATTGTATCTAAGTAAAGAACTTCCTATTTGGTTAAGACCACCACCTATATCAGCCATTTCTCTTCTTATTGACTGAAAAAAATTTCCAGTTCCAAAATGTTTTTGTAGTATTTTTGCAGCTTCAGGTTTATCTACTAAAAATCCTACAGCTTCTCCTTGTTGATTAACACTTGTCATTCTATTCATAAATTGCGTAAGCCGTATTCTGTTTTCAGCAAACGCTTTATCATCCCTTAGTAGATCAAAATCCCTCAGTAGATCATTAAATACGTTATTATCATATTCAGGTCTTAGTTGTAATCTTTCTGGATCATTATTATATTCTGTAAAAGCTATTGCAAAAGGTTTATCAGATGCTATGTTTGCTTGTGATTGTGCGTCATTTAAATTTCTACTTAGATTAGCATAAGCTTGTACAAAAGCACTTTTGTTTTCTTTAGGTATTTCTATATTATTTTTGTTAGCATTAACAAAGTATCGAGCAAGATTTACATCTTTTTGAGTTACATTTTTTGGTAAATTTTCAAAAGAAGTTATAGGTTCAGTAGAATTTAAAAGATCACTAAGAGTTGGAACTGCTATAGGAGTTTGTTGTTTCTTAACATCTTCTTCTGCTCTTTTAAATTGATCTAAACCACTATAAGGAGATTGATCAAGTCCTAACACACCAGTTTTTAAAGTTTGTTGACTTTCTTTTATTTGTTCTGGAATAGTTGAAATTTGATTATTTTCTTCTTCAGTATTTACTGCAAGTTCTGCCATTTATTGTTGTCCTTGTTGTTGTACTTGACTCTGTGGTATAACATCCACAACTTTACCATCTATAAATACTATTACCATACCCAAAGAATCTGGTTCGCTGTAAGTTACAACACCTTCTTGTCCTTCTGTAGGTTGTAATACACCATCTTGAGAATTTATCATTGATGGAGAATCAGAAAGAGATAAAGGCGACCATCTTTTTTCAACATCATCATATGCAACAAATACTCCACCTATATCTTCAAACCGTGCTTCGCCCTTTTTTCCATCTCTATCAACAGCAAAAACTTGATACACTTCTGTTTCTTTGCCATTTAATATAGTTGTCGTTCCAGTAGGTTCTAAAATATCTTGACCTTCTCTATTTTTAACTCTGTATTGATTTACTATTTCAGCATCTTTCATACCACCTTCATCATACATTTGATAGTATTGTTTTGTTGCTGACAATTTTCTTACAAGCTGATTTCCTACAGATGCAAAGTCTGGGTTATTTGAATTTAACAAAGATAAATCAAAATTAAAATTTTTAAATTTGTGTAAGCTTTTTGAAAATCTTTTCTTTACAACTTCTAATTGAGATAAGGATCGTGATGTACTTGTAAGCTTACCACCAGATATAGCCGCTAAGTTTTTATCAAAGTCTTGGTTAGAAAGCCTTCCACCCTCATCATTAAATTTTGCTATTTGGTAGGCTAAGAAAACTTCTTGAGCTGCTCTTTGACCAAACAACTCGCCCTTTTTGTTTGCATTTAAAACGTGAGCTTTAGCTTTTTCAAGATATGCGTCATATCCCTTTTGCCCATCTTTAAAATCATCCACACCATTCATTCTATACTGTAGTAACCCAGTATCAACACCTCCTGCAAACAAGTTAAATAGTTGTTCAAATTGACCACCCTCTCCCCATAAATCATTTACAAGTTGAGCAACCTCTCCTGCAAAACCTACAGGTAATTTATTATCAACTATTAACTCAATTTGTGCATCAATTAATTTAATAATATCTTCACCAGTTTTAACTTTTTCTTGAATTGTTGATAAAGCTTGTGCAAGTGTTGGATCTTTACCGTCTATCTTTATAGATCCAAAAACAATTTGTTTTATATAAGATTCAAGTTTAGGATTTAATTTATATGCCCCTTTTCTTGGAGTCTTTATAGGATCTAAATCTTGAAGTACAGACAATACTTGAATTTGTTCTTCAATATCAAGATCTAATCTATTCAATGTTGTAAATAAATTAGATCTTATTTGTGGTGACAATAAAAGTGTACCACCTCTCTTTAATCTATTTTCAATTACACCCTCTGTATTTTGCACAAAAAGTCCCGGAATACGAGCCACTTGTTGTGCCTGTCGTAGTATCTCTGTATCCCCTTCTGTCTTTGACAAATAAAAATTCTTAGCAACAAGTTGTTCTTCTGTCTTTTTTAAATTAGATCCAAGAAACGAAAACTCTCCTTTATCATATTCAGGTTTAGTTTGACCTCTATATTCAGGTTTATTTTCAGCGTTTAACGACATGATAGGCAACCCATTGACTTCGACATCATCTCGCCATGCTTCAACAAGAGGTTTAAATATTTTTAACTCTTCAATAGAATTTATTTTTGAAAGTAAATTTGACACATCTGGTACGAACCGTCTTTCTAAAACTCCATCCTGTCCTGAAGTTTTAAATTTAATGTTGTACTCATCTAAAGCTCTTTGCCACTGTGAGTCCATTGCTAAAGCTAAAGCATTTCTAACTTTAGGGTCTTCTAAATCATAATTTTTTAAATTTATATGATCCATAAATCTACCTATATTTTGTACAATATTTGCAGGTTTATTATCATCATCTGGCATATTTACAGTTATACTTTTTCCACCCAATGTAAATTCATAATTAGACACATCAAGTGTTTCATCTTTTGGTTTAGTTGCAAAATCTACTGCTGCCATCGTATTAGCAAAAGACATTAAATCTTCCATTTCAAAAGAAGTTTGCATAGGTAGTTTATTAACCCCTCTAGGAAATATAAGTTTACCCCCTCCTGTTTGAAAATCTAAAAGTGCTTTTCTAGCTGTTTCATTTGCTTCAAATAATTTTTTTGCTTTATCTGAAAGTTTTCCATCGTCTCCAGTTTCTGATGGAACAAGACTCAAAATATCGCCTAAATTTTCATAATAACTTTCTTCATTAGTAATATCTATACCTGAATTTTTAAGGTTTTCTGCAAAAATGCTTTTTTTATCATCTGGAAGATTTTTATAAATTTGTTCCATTATAAGACCCATACCACTGTAATCATTAGTCTTGGGCATCTCACTTAAAATTCCTGTTATAGCCTGTAGTGGATTATTAGAATCAGGCAATGCTTGAAGTTTAGCTGCTGTCTCTTTAGTCATACCTTCCACAGGAATTTTATTTGCAAAAGCTGACGCTAAATTCATACTAAAAGTCATTTTCCTGTCTTCTATCTCTTGTTCTCTTTTTAGTTCTTCAGCCTGTCTTGCTTGTTCAGCTTGCATGTTAGCAATATCGCCTTTAAGAACTCCTTGCATAAATCTAGTAAATGACATTATTCGGCACTCCTTTCTTGATCTATGAAAGACTCATCATCAGGTATTTTCTTACCTTCTCGTATTGCTTCTCGTGTTCTTTGTTGTAACAATTTAAACATGGATGGGTTATTCATTTTCATAATTCTTAAAACATGTTCATCATCTAATTCTTCTTTTTCAAAAGCATTTTCATTTTCAAATAATCTGTAAGGAATACCCTCATCTTCAGCTATACTTGCGATATATAGTCCTAAAGGGCCTTTCATTAATAGCCCTGTATCTAATGAAAACTTACCTGATTCAAATCCTGAATATATAAACCCCTCAATTAATGATTCTACAGAAACACCTGCAAATAATAATTTTAACATATTATCTTTTATTGTTGGATCACCAAGAGATGTCACTGCCGCATCCATTGCATCATTAGGGTCAGAATGTTTGGGTGGGTTGCCCCACGGATACTTTGTATTGTCTTGTGTTAATGATATACCGGGAGGTGCCGCTGAAAACATATCAAGCTGACCTCTTTCGTCTGTAGTTGGTAGTGCCATAATTTTATCCGAACTTTGTAGATGTAGGTTTAACGTTAGGTTGTACAGGTTGAACTGCTTTAGGAGTGTAGTTTGCTCGTTTCATTGCTTGCAGTATTTCTCTATTGTTTGTGTTATTTATTAATTTTCTTAATGCTGTTTGTAGTTGAGGGTTTCTAAAATTAAAAGATGACCCCCCTGTTGGTAAATTTACTTGTGTATTTGGTAATCTCATAGATCCTGCTGTGCGTGATCTATATTTTTCAAAGTAGTTTTCTTTACCTACACTAATATCATTATAGGCTTCCATAAAACTACTATCCATAAAACCAGATTTCTTTTTTGACTTTTTATCTGGAACAAAATCTTTAAAAAAATCAAAAGGTATAGATATTATTGATTTTAAAAAACTAAATGCTTCCATTAAGAACTCCTTGCCCATGAGATAATCCACGTGCCTAACAACTCCATGAGATCTCCTCTTTCTTGTTGATTTAATAAATCTTGATTATTAGAAAATTCTAATGCCATCATACCTGTTTGATGCTTTCTATTCAACATATTTTCTATCTTTTGAAAATTAAAAGATGCGTTATCTCTGTAATTTTGCCACAACATATTAAGTGCGGCTTGTTCGGCATTAAATTGATTTTGTACGTTTATTCTGTTAGTTTCATTTTGAGTTGCTGTATTTGCTGTGTTAACATCTCTTCGCCATGTAACATTTGATTGATCTATAGCAAACTTCATATTAGAATTAAATTTTTCTCTAGAATCTTTTATTTGTACATTAAATTGATTAATAGCATTTTCTTGTGATACGTTAAATTGTCTCATAGATGCTTCTCTATTAGCATTGGCTGATTCAATTTGTGATCCTAACTCAGCATAAAATTCTTCAACTTGTAATTCATTTTTAGCATTAAACTGTCTACGAGCATTTTCTTGAGCCGCATCAGTAAAAGCTGCTTGAACTAATGACTGATACGTAAGCATGTTCGCTTTTTGTTGGTTATCTAAATTTTTAACATCAAGTGTAAGAAAGTTTCTTGCGTTATGAACTGCCGCTGTCATTCGTGCATTTAAGTTAGCCATGTCCATAGATGCAACTGTTGCGGCATTTTTTAATGCTGTTGCCTGTTTGTTAGATAAATTTTGTAACTGGATACGTTGGTAAGCTTGAGCATCTGCTGTGGCAATAGGAACACCAGACTCCATAACAGCCTGTATCATGGCCGCAGACCCCATTGAAGAAGCCCCCATTCCTCTAGCGTTCATTATACCAGCTACTTTTCTTACAGCAGGAGAAGCCCACGGTGGCATTGGCTTACCCTCTTCAATACTAGCCATTAATTCAGATAGTTGATATTGAACTGTGCCTTTTGGATCTAACTCTTCTGTTTGAGCTTTGGCTAAAGCACCTTCAGATAGTGTGCCTTGTATATCCCCAATCATGTAAGATGGTTGATCTAATGTTGCAGCCTGTGCTTGTCCAAATCCTGTATCAACTTTTTGAATATCAGCTAGTTGCCCCAACCCCTCTGGTGCAGTAGGAACGGATACGTCAAGACCAGTAGGATCTGCAGTATTTGCAACAAGAGGAGCTAAAGAAGATACAGTTTTACCATCTGCATCAATATTAGTTCCTGCAGTATTTGGATCTATTAAGGTAGGTGTTAGTGGTTTATTTTCTGTATTAAGTATATTGGAACTAAAATCTGGTGGATTAATCGTTTTATTTTTATTTTTCATAAACTCTTCTGCAGAAACAGGAGTAGTTCCTGCCGCTTCCATAGCGGCTACGTAATCAGCGTAAGTTTCGTATTGTTCCATAGTTATTTACCTATCAGTATCTTATCTAGTTTATCTTCTAATCTTTGAAGAGCATCCATTACAGTATGCA